TCGTCTAGGTTGCGAGAACAGCCGAAGAGGCCATCGTCTCCTTCTACAACTCCGACGAAGTCACCACCCGACTTATGCGCCACAAACGACGCAAGCATCAAGTTGGTGAAGCCATTGCCTAGTGAAGTGGACATTTCACCTGACATTCTCTTGGCCCGGATAGAAAGTGTGAATTTCTTGTACTTGCACCGATTTATGCCACCCAGCACCTTGCAATAGCGCCGGGCAGCACCAGGGAAGTGAATCAAACCATGCTTGTAAAGCTGGAATTCACAATCCCGCATGAGTAGCGGATCGAAATGTGACTCAAAAGCGCTATAGTCAGTCACATACTTCTTCCCAGAGTGGCCGCGGAACATATCACTTATGTAGGCAGGGCGGTCAATCGTGGGCACATGCTTAATGAAGGCTGGATGTTTATAGAGTTCACACTCTAATGCATGGATGAGTGGACCGAACAGAATCTTCCATTCATCATGACGCGAGTTTATACCTCTGGCAGCCTTGTATTCCATATAGGTCTCGCGCTTGCAGTGTCCTGTGACACCACAATTAGCATCATCATACGAACCCTGGAAGTTAGAGAGAACATCCAAGAGTTCTCTCTTCCTAGAGCCAGAGTAGTTTGCATTACCCTCAATCCATTGCTGAGGCGTCAGCACGGACTGGGGGTCAACAGGAGTCAAGTGTTGCTGCAACCAATTGCGCACGAAGGCCCTGAACTCCCGCCTGAGATTAGAATCAAACGGCGGGACCTTGCGTGCGAAACGGTATAAGCAACCCGCAAGCACCGTTGGACCGTGGTTTGCATCAACCATCAAAGGCGCATAACGCGCCAACACAGGTCCAATAGCCACTTGCATGACTCTCCGCTCAGTCGGCTCATTAAAATTGTTGTGGAGGCGAATTCTTGCAGCATGGGGCCGAACCATAGCAGAAGCCCAATTGCCGTCAGTGATGCGGTAGCCGACTGCACACCGCACAAGATTCCGCCTCCTCGGGCGTTTAAATTGGCGAACACTTGATGCTCAAAAAGGATCCGTGCCACATTGCCACGGTGCAACTCAAAGTGCAACCACGAGGGCACACACAATTGAGGATACCGTATAAGCATGTGGCTCGCATTCTTTTTGACAAATTCATCCGTCTCGCCATACACTCTCACCAAAACAGCCTCACACAAGGCCGGGGAAGACACCTGCACCTCAATTCCCTCGATCGTAGCCGTGTTATACACGTCAACGATCAGGTCATCTTCCACAGGCTTAATTTCCCTCTGACTGAAAATTCGTTCTTCAGGGGAATAGCGGTATCTAACCCGCCTTGCGCGATGCCTACACTCTACAACTTCACGCCCACCAGTCCACCTCATCAACATAGAGCACAGCTGCAAGCATGCGCACTCCATTGATGAGGGACAAACCCTACCCCCTTCTTTACGCTGCAATTCCAACGCCTTCCTAGTGTCATCATCAATCGGGCTCGAAGCTAGCCGCAGAAAGAGCCAAGATTGAAGACTTGCAATAACACATGGGAGGCACAGTAGCGCACCCAGGCACAGTACACCAAGTGCACCTAACTCCGAAAGGAGGTAGTAGCCCATTGGTATGACGCTCAAGCACCAAATCCACGTACTGTGCTGTTTGTATTTCCACACTGGTCCGCTAACCAGGTGGTCATCAAACGGAGTCTGCCCAACATCCGCTTGGTGAGCCTGCCGAGGTTCCATGAAA